ACTGGCATGCAGAACAAAAATTAAATATTAGAGAAATAAGAATGATTTATAGTTCTATAAGTCATTATCAAAGTAACTGGGAAAAATATAATGGAGGTAGACCACCAGAGGAAATGGATTTTTTAAACTGGTATAAAAGCAATTTATTTGCTATGATAACTGATTATAATTATTCTCATCATGAGGTCGATACTCCTAGTGAGAATGATACATAAATATTAAAGATTACTCACATAATTTAAATATGCCTGATACTGACATGACCGACGTTCAAAATGATGTCCAAAATGACGATCAAAATGACGTTAACTCTGAATTAATGAATATGATTATTGCTGATGAGTCACCATCCAATATTAGTGATAGAATAAAAGATATGCTTTTTGCAAAAACAGCAGAGAGAGTTGATGGTTATCGACCCGATGTTGCAGCGGATACTTTTGGTGATCAAGAAGCGGCAGTAGCAGTTGCAAATGCAGCAGCAGAAATAAGTGGTGAAGCAGCCGCTGAAAGAGAGGCAGGGGTAGAAACTGAAATTGATACTGAAGATAGTTCTACTGAGGATTAATTATAAATAAATAAGACAATGAATTCTAATCGATAATGGCGTTTCAAGGTATTGGTAATGTCGCAAGTATTTCAATTTCGGGATCTGCGTCAACTACTGGAGTACAAGCACAACAATCTCCATATTTAAGAGTTGTAGCAGTTGGTGCATCTTTTGCTCATGTTGCGATTAATACTAGTCCAACTGCAACGACAACGGACACCGTGGTAGTTAACAATAAACCAGAAGTGATTTCTTTGGGACAAAATATTTCTCAAAGTATCGCTGGTATTGTTACATCGGTTGGTGATGGTGTTACTGGAGTTGCAACCTTGACTGTCCCTGATGGTTATGGAGCACAATTCGTAAAGGGTAATCTTTTAAATTTAACAGTTGTACAGGGGGTAGGATCTACTGATGCTCAAACCTATTTCAATGCTACAGATTTACTTGTAGATAATGTTATTGGAAAGAAAGTTACCTTAGGTGATGTTCAAACTAAAATTATAATTAGTGGTGCTAGTTTGATTGGAATATGCACAGGATTGTTCCCAGAAAATACTTTAGAAGCAAGAAAAGCATTTAAAGTTAGCACCGTTGGTGATGGAGCATCTAATGGTACTTTATATGTTCAACAAGTTCAAAATGCTGGAGGAAGTATCTAATGAAACTCATTAGAGAAGAAATAGAGTCAGTTAAGTTTATTACTGAGAAATTAAAATCAGGCAAACAAGCACTCTATATTGAAGGTGTATTTCTACAAGGAAACATTTGCAACAGAAATGGTCGCATGTATCCAATGGAAACACTTCGACGTGAAGTTGGTAGATACAATGAATCCAATGTTACAAGTGGTAGAGCACTTGGAGAGTTGGGTCATCCAGATAGTCCAACTGTCAACTTAGATAGAGTTTCTCATAAGATTGTTTCATTGAGAGAGTCTGGTTCCAATTTTGTTGGAAAGGCAAAAATTCTCGACACACCAATGGGTCAGATTGCATCCTCTCTTATTAAAGAAGGTGTTAAACTTGGCGTATCTTCTCGTGGTATTGGTTCATTAAAACCAACCAAAGAAGGATTTAACGTTGTTGGCGATGATTTTATGTTAGCAACTGCTGCTGACATTGTTGCAGATCCATCTGCACCCGATGCTTTTGTTGAGGGTATAATGGAAGGTAAAGAATGGGTTTGGGAAGGAAGTATTCTCAGAGAGAGACTTGCTACTGAAACTCAGAATAAAATTGAGTCTCTTGCGAGTCAAAAACGTCTCGAAGAGAACAAGTTAAATCTTTTCAATGATTTTCTAAACTCATTGTAAAGTAAAACTTTATAAATAAATATAGATTTTTCACTACAGATAGTAAATCGGAGAGTTCAAATGTCTCGTGGCACACAATTACAGGAAATGGACGGGGGCGTAGCACAATCCAAGACTGCTGTTAACGCAAATGCAGCAGCTGGTGATCCTCTACCCACCGCAGGAAGTAACGCTTCTAACGTAACTACACCTGGAGGTACAGCACAGGTAGAAGATCTTGGTGGTCCTACTCCTGAAAACTACAGTCCAACTGATGATTCCGCTAAATTAAAAGAAGTTGGTGGTTCATTAAAACAGGTAAAGGACGTAGTTAACAAGAACGCCACACCTGGTGATCAAGTTGCAGGAACAAGTGCAACACCAGTTAAGTCACCCGCTGCCGAGGAGGTTGAAGTAACCGATGAGGTGGTTTCCGAGGAGGAACTCGTGACTGATGAAGTAGTGGAAGAAACAGTTACCGAAGAAGAGGTTGCTGTTGCACCATCTTATACTGAGGTTAACGTTGATCAAGACGTTCAAGCTCTTGTAGAAGGTGAAGAACTTTCTGATGATTTCAAAGAAAAGGCAAAAACAATCTTTGAAGCTGCTATCAACGGAAAGGTTCAAGAAATTCAAGAACATCTTCATGAAGCATATGAGAAAAAACTCATAGAAGAAGTTGAAGAAATCAAAGGCGTTCTCAACGAACGTGTTGATTCTTATCTTGAATACGTTGCTGACGAGTGGTTCACTGAGAATCAACTTGCAGTAGAGGGCGGTCTTAAGGAGGAACTTTCAGAATCCTTTATGACTGGTCTAAAAGGTCTTTTTGAAGAACATTATGTAACTATCCCTGAAGAAAAATATGATGTACTTGAGAGTATGGTAGACAAACTAGATGATATGGAAACAAAACTCAACGAGCAAATTGAGAAGAACGTTTCCCTCAACAAGCGTCTCGCAGGCGCACAGGCTGATGGAATCTTCGATCAAGTTTCAGAGGGTCTTGCAGACACTCAGAAAGAGAAGCTCGCCTCACTTTCCGAAAGTGTAGAGTTTGAAAGTGAAGAAGAGTATCGTGAAAAACTGGAAACTTTGAAGGAATCTTATTTCCCAACTAAGAAAGCAGTTTCTCCAAATGCTAAGACAGAGACACTCTCAGAAGGAGTAGACGCTGCACCTGCCGATATGACAGGTTCAATGGCTGCATACTTAAAATCAATGTCTATGGTTAGCAAAAACTGAATTTAATATCAATTTAAACTTTACAACTTAAAAAAAGCAAATGTTCCATTCAGAGCAATTGCAGGAAAAGTGGGCTCCTCTACTTGATTACGAAGGAGCAGATAAAATTACAGATTCTCATAGAAGATCTGTTACCGCAGTCCTGCTAGAAAACCAAGAAAAATTCCTCCGTGAGCAACAGTCCTTTGAACAAGGCACTTCAATGCTTACTGAGCAACCTACAAATAATACTAATTCCACAGGAAGCGTAGCTGGTTTTAGTGCTAGTGCTTCAACTCCAGTTGCTGGTTTCGACCCTGTTCTAATCAGCTTAATTCGTCGTGCAATGCCTAATTTGGTTGCATACGATGTTGCTGGTGTACAACCAATGAGTGGTCCTACTGGACTAATCTTTGCAATGAGATCTCGTTACAAGTCAATGACTGGCGACGAGACATTCTACGATGAAGTAGATTCAGCATTCTCTGGACAGAACGCTGGAGCAGCTGCAACCGAAGGATTTGTTGATGGTTCAGTTGGTTTGGGTACAACCGTTCAAAACGGATCAAACCCTGCAGTTCTAAACCCAACAGGTTCCGCTACCAAGACTGACTACAATGTCGGTGAAGGTATGAACACTGCTGATGCAGAAAAACTCGGCACTGCTGATGCAACTAACTTTAACCAGATGGCATTCTCCATCGATAAGGTTACTGTTACTGCTAAGTCCAGAGCACTCAAGGCAGAGTACAGTCTAGAACTTGCTCAAGACTTGAAAGCAATTCATGGTCTTAACGCTGAAGCAGAACTTGCTAACATCCTTAGTACTGAAATACTTGCTGAAATTAACAGAGAAGTTATCAGAACTATCTACAAGGTTGCAGAGCAAGGTGCTATCCAGAATACCGCAACTGCTGGTATATTCGACTTAGACGTTGACTCAAACGGAAGATGGTCTGTTGAGAAGTTCAAAGGTTTGATCTTCCAAATCGAAAGAGACGCAAACGCTATTGCACAGAGAACTCGTCGTGGAAAGGGTAACATCATCCTTTGTTCTGCTGACGTTGCTTCTGCACTAACAATGGCTGGTGTACTTGACTACACTCCTGCTCTTAATGCTAACCTTAACGTTAATGACACTGGTAATACATTTGCTGGTACATTACAAGGTAAGTACAGAGTATACATCGACCCATATGCTGCTAACTTAACAACTGGTATTCCTTCTGCTGCTCCAACAGGCGGTAATCAGTACTACGTTGTTGGTTACAAAGGTACTTCACCTTATGATGCAGGTCTGTTCTATTGCCCTTACGTTCCACTACAGATGGTTCGTGCGGTGGGTGAGAATTCCTTCCAGCCAAAAATCGGGTTTAAGACTCGTTATGGCATGGTTGCTAACCCATTTGCTCAAGGACTTACACAAGGACTTGGTGCTCTTACAACTAACGCTAACCGTTACTACAGAAGAGTTGCTGTTAAGAACCTCATGTAAGAAGAAAGGAAATATTCCTTTTTACACAAAGACCCCTTTACAGGGGTCTTTTTTTATGCTTTAATATAGGAGTAGTTTAGTCGGCTACACTTAAATTGTAAGCGAAAAACACATGGTTCGCAATGGATTAGGGATTCCCTACAAGATTAAAAAAACTATTGGTCGGGAAAGACCTGAAAGAGAAGAAAGGCATCGTTTATGGGATGTTTTAGATAAGGAAGAATACATTAAGGTTCTTAATAAAAATCCAAATTTAAAATATTGCCGTGAACATTATCCAGATGGACTAGGAACTCGTCAGTTTGATAAACTATGCGAGATGAATTTTGGATACGATGAAAGGTTTGATGTTATTGGATACTCCACTGACGCAAGGGGTAAAGTCCTTAGAACATGGGCTAATAAGTACTGTAATTACGATTACGTATCATCAGGTGGGTTTGAAATTAACAAACATGGTGATAAAGTTAGTGAAAGTGTTCATTGGCCACCTGATATTGGACAACCATCCAAGATGTATATTGGAGGAAAAAGAGGATTCTATTGGTCCTAAATATTTTTGTCCATAAAAAAATAGACACAGAGACTCTCCTTCGGGAGGGTCTCTTTTTTTGACTAAATACTTAAAAGTATATTATAATGGCGACCCCAATAGACAATAGAAATTTTTTATCACCAACTGGTTTTAAGTTTGCCTTAAAGAAAAGTCCTGGTGTTGCTTTCTTTTGTAATGAAGCAAACATTCCAGATTTAAATCTTGGTATTGCTGTTCAACCATCATATCTAAAAGATATTGATAGACCAGGCGATAAAATTCAATTTGGAGATCTAAATATTAGATTTCTAGTTGATGAAGATTTAACTAACTTTATGGAAATACAAAATTGGATTCGTGGTTTAGGATATCCTGAAAGTTTAAAAGAGTCATATGATCTTCAAAAATCAGGAATTGTTAAGGTCGGACCTAAAGATGGTGAAGAAGACATATTCTCAGATGGAACTCTCCAAATTTTAAGTAGTAATCTAGTACCTAAGTTTCAAGTAAAGTTTGAAGGATTGTTTCCATATTCTCTTACTACTATGACCTTTGATGCTACCGATACGGACATAGAGTACTTTACAGCAGAGGCATCTTTCAAGTATACTATTTACAGTATAACAAATTTAGAGGATAAACCTTTATAATATGAGCGTAACTCTTGAAACACTTCAAGAGATGTGGGAAAAAGATTCTAAAATGGATCGTGACAATTTACATGAGGAGTCATTAAACATCCCCTCTCTACATGCGAAGTACTTTGAATTATATAATACTATCTTTTTACTAAGAAAGAAAGCAGAGCAACAAAGAAAAAACATCCGTCATGAACGGTATGAGTATTTTAGTGGGAAAGCAGATCCAGAAGTATATGTAGAAAATCCTTTTCCAAAGAAGATAAGAGATAAGGATACTATGCAAAAGTATCTCGATGCTGATGAAAAATTATCTCATACATCATTGAAGATAGATTACTATGATACAATGTTGGTATACTTAGAAAGTATTCTTAAGGTTATACAGAACAGAACGTTTCAGATTAAGAATGCGATTGAGTTTATGCGTTTTAATTCTGGATTGGGTTAGGGCTTGACATAACTTCATAAATACTCTTAGACGCATGGACTAGGTGATTGATACATCAGCTAACGTCGTTATATCCAAGTCTAACGAAGTATTTTTAAAAATTGATTCAGAACCTCATATTGAGTATGAGTTGAG